ACCACTTGGGTGCCAACAACTTCTTTTTCTGGGTCGATCGACGACTTTCGAGTATTTCACGACACAAGATCAACTAAGACGCAAGAGAGAGAAGCATATCGAAATGTGTCACCACAGAAAAAGCTTAAGCTATGCTTTAGATTTAATGAGCCAACTGGGTCTTACGCCAACAATAATACGCTCATTGACAGCTCTGGCAATTCTCTTCACTCTCTAATAACAAATTTCTCAACCGCAGCCCGAGAGAAAAACACTACAGGGATAGAGAATGAAGGAAGAGCTCCTCTTACGCTGGAGTCATTGAATGACAACCCAATTCTGTTTCCGGCATATCCAGATCTGATATCATTAAACCAGGATCTTTTAACGTCAGCATCGAGATATGATTACAACAATCCCAACATAATAACCAAGCTAATTCCAAAGCATTATCTCCAGGAGGCACTTCAGCAGGAGGGGTTTGACTTTCCTGACCCAGAAGCCGGCGCGATAGGCATGCCATATGGAGAGTCTAAGAACTTTCCAGGAGGAGGCCGGCTAAGTCCGCCAACCCTCATGGCGACACTGCTTTTTATCTGGGCCAAACAGTTCGATGAGTTAAAGATGTATCTGGATCACTTTGGAAGGATGCTTCATGTCGATTATCATGACGACGGCACTGTCGCAGATACATTTTTACCATTTTTGGCGGAGTATTACGGATTTCCTCTACCTAATATGGCCGCCGGTGCTTCCCTGAGCCAGTACAATAGCGGCGAAAATCTTCGACCTGCTTCTGAGTTACATGACAACTCGTTAAAGTATGTTCAAAATCAGATTTGGAGAAGAATTCTCACAGACTTGTCAGAAATTATAAAGTCCAAGGGCACGATCCACAGCATAAAGTCTCTCATCCGAAGGATGGGCATTAATCCGGATCAAAATTTTAGATTTAGGGAATTTGGCGGTGCTAAATCAAGAAAAATAACAGATGTGAGAGAGACACGCACCTCAACAACAAGACAGATAAGCTTCTCTGGGTCTCAAGCTAACGTCACTGAAAATTTAAATGCTCACGGTGTTTGCTCAAATAAGCCTTTTGTGCACTCTTGTTTTCTCTCTGGTGCTCGAGTTGAAGTCGGCCGGCCAGATCCCGCGCCCTATATACAGGCAACTGGTTACATCACTTCAAGTGATTACTCCAGAATTACTGAAGGTGACAAATTCTATATTACATCCTCGGATGGCAAGCGGCTTACGTTTATCTTTGCTGCAGATGCTCCTGCTGGTACCAGTGGCTCCAAGGAAACATGCACAATGAAAATCGCGGGCTCGAACAACAATCAAGCTCAGGAAATATATGAGGTAGTCACCGCTAGCTTCAGCGGCTCCATGGCAGGAACCTATAGCTCTAATATCGTGACTTTAATACAGGCCTCTCGAGAGCGTCTCAACTTAGGAAACAACGGATATCCTTCAGGCGCTCACAGCCCAGATACCGACGCAGTAGCATTCCAAGACTTCTCCGGTGGCTCCGGTTTTATTAAGCCTATTCCCACCAAGGATCAGTACGGGGTCCATAGAAATCCTCACACATCACCCGGCGCGCCCAAGAAGGATAGTCAATATGGAATTCATGGAATATCAGCACGTCCTTCCGACGGCTTATTTACATCGGGGTCATGGACATACGAGGCATTTTACTCATTCCCGGCGAGGACAGGAACTCTATCATACACAGTAACACAAAGCTTATCTCGAATATGTGTCTCAGGAACCGCAGGCTCCATATCAGGATCCGGCGCGGTTCTTGCAAATCTAGTAGCTTTCTCAGGTAGTGATGATAATCAAACCACTGGATCTTTAACCCTGTATGTACGACCAGTGATATCAGGAAGCATGCTCGCGCTTCCTGTAACCGGTGTAAATCTATTTGACTCAAACAACTGGCATATATCATTTGGAAGAATCCGGTCAGATTTAACAGGGACTGTCAACTCATCA